GATTGGTGAGTTATTAAAAGCCAACTGGTCAGACTTGGATGGTAATGTCTTAACGCTTAGCGAACACAAGACAGACCACAAGGGTATAGATCGGAAGATCTTTTTATCTAATCAAGCTATGCAGCTGATAGATAACTTACCCAGAAATGGAGAAAAGATTATAGGTTTTGCAACATCACCTCAAAAGTGGTGGAAGCGAATATTAGAAGAAGCCAGCATAGATGATTTAAGATTTCACGATCTTAGACATTCGTTTGCTTCTTTTATGGTTTCTAACGGTAGCACGTTAGAAGAAATAGGTGGTCTTTTAGGTCACTCCGATACGTCAACTACTAAACGCTACTCGCATTTAATGGCAGACAAGAACCAGGAGAACGCACAAAAGACTTCGGATAATATTAGTAAAATGATTATGGGGGGTGTGAAATGACTGAACACACAGACAAGGTAGATAGGGTAAGGGAAAAAATAAAAAAAGAGGAGCGAGCAAATACTCCTACATCTTTACACGCCAATAATGGCAAGTTAGAAGTTAGATACCCTGATGGGTTTGTAGAAATATATAAACAAAATATGTTTGGAAAACTTCGTTTAATTGAGGAGAAGCAATGTTAGAAATAAAAGACACAAAACGGAAAGGAGATTTAGCAGAATATTATGCAATAACGTGGTTGTGGGAACAAGGATTTGATGTTTTTCAGAATTCAGGATGTTCAGGGCCAGTAGATATAGTAGCTATGGATGAAAATGGAAATACAATTTTAATAGATGTTAAAACTTCAAAAAAAGATAAACGTAGAGATAAATTTGTCAATATAAGTGGCAAAGGCCCAACAGAAAAACAAAAAGAATTGGGAGTTGTTTTTTTGACATTTAATTATGAAACTAAAAATTTAAGATTTGTAGACCATCATAAAAATAATAAAGGAGATAACAATGCTTGAAGAACTTAAACGCATACACAGAAGGTTAGATGAATTTGTGGCACACACAGAAGCTACTAACGTACCAGTAGATCAAATAGAGTACGCAAGGGTTATTAATGAAGCAAAGGATCGTTTAGGCGATCTAATTGATACTGCTTAGATGCCCGTCAACAGCGAATATTTGTTTGGCTGTTTCAAAATCGATACCGTACTCTTCTGCGAGTGCGGTTATCTTTTGTCTTGAGGTGTGTTTATCCCAGTTCTCAATGTTAATTAATTTTCTAACTGTTGATGGGTACTCTTGCCAATGAGTTATTTGCTCTTGTGTTCTACCACAATACTTGCAAGATGTATTACCACCAACCGATGTACTGCCACACAGATTAACGCATGGGTTATCAGCTAACGAGCTGGTGTAGCCTTTCATCATGTTTACTTGTTTAAATGTACTCAATGTACCATCTCCTTAACTTCTGTTGGATCAAACCAGATGTCTAAAGGTTCACCATCTGAACTTGCACTAAACTCTTGTTCTAATTGCAATTTTCTTTCTGGATTTTCAAAGTAATCACGAAAAGAAACTGTGATAGTTTGATCGTTTATTTCTCCTACCCAACGCATAAAACAAAAGATTAAAAAATCTATGTAGGAATCATCGGCAACAATAAATGGTGGCATTATGTTTTCTCCGTTTCTATTTCTAATTCCAACTCTAAATAATGTATGGCTTTTTTAATATCTTCGGATGCTGGCCCTTTGTTGCCAGCTCTTAGAATATATTTGATAGCGTTTGACTTGCACCAGGACAGTTTAAGTTTTTGTATCAGCTCTGCTGGTTGATACTCTTTCTGTTTAGCGTAGTGATCTCCCCCGACTTGGATCTCGGTTGCCTTAGACTTACTCCATTCGTTAGGAGTTATATCATTGATCCTTTTACTCATGTTCATTTTAGTTCATAAACAATATTTGCATTATGTTCTTTTACATTATTAAATACAACAGAGATCAATCAACTATTATTAATTTATAATAATTTTAATTAATTTTAAATAATCGTTTGACACAATTAACTAGAATAATTTAAAATTTATAATAATTAACACCAGATAATTTTTCACAATAGTTTTAGGAGATAGGAACATGGACAAAGTGTTGAGTACAGGTGAGTTGGCACAAAGATTGAAAATGAGCAAGGGTACGCTTTGCAACTGGAGAACTGCCAAGCCTAAAAGAGGGCCAAGATATATTAAGCGTAAAGATACGGGAAGAATTTATTATCGTCTTGACGATGTATTAGAATACGAAAAGGAACAGACGCAGATAATAGAAACATAAACGAAAGGAGTCAGAGGAGAGAAACATTGGATCACAGTAGTATCAGTCCATCATCATTTGAGCGTTGGTCAAATTGTCCAGCATCACCTTATTTGTCGAGCATATCAGAAGAACAACCTACCCATGTTGCAGCATTGCGTGGAACAATAAACCACGAAGCAGCAGAATCATTTTTATATAAAAGAAGTACACCTCAAGATTTTTTAGGCACAGTCCACAAAGTGCAAGGTCATAAGATTATTATTGAACAAGAAGATTTAGATATCATTCAAACTTATACCGACTACATAGATAAAAGATTAAAAGAAACCAAAGGCGAACTTTACTTAGAAAGAAGGTATCGTTCTAGCGATGAGATTCATCCCGAACTATTTGGAACAGCGGATGCAACCATCATCTATGGCAACAACATAGAAATAATAGATTTAAAGACTGGCAAGTGGAAAGTAGAACCAAGCAGTTCACAACTGCGTATCTATGCTTTGTTATGTCTACAAGAATTTGGATCTGAAGATACCGAAGATGTAATCACAACAATAGTGCAACCTAAAGTTAATCCTAAGATTAGCTCGCAGAAGCATGACTTGATGGGATTACTGCATTGGGGATTGAATGATCTGAAAGAAGCAGCCGAGCGTTGCTTTGAACTAGAACCCGAACCTTGTGCTGGCGATTGGTGTCGCTTTTGTCCAGCTAAAGGATTCGTTTGTCCAATATTTAACTCAGGAGAAAAAAAATGAGTGAAAACCAAGAACCAAAACCAACATTAACTATCAACGGAAAAGAATACTTTGAAGCTGATCTCAATAAGAATGAAGCGCGTATGTTGTCAATGCTGAAAGCATTACAACCCGAAATTGAAAGTTTGGATATGCAATTAGGAACAAGACTAGATCATAAAGATCGTCTTATAGCTTCATTGGAATCATCATTAGAAACATCACAAGGGGATGTTGAAAAAGTTGAAGAAGTTGAAGTCGTAGAAGAAACTAAACAATAAACCTAGAAGGAGGGAATATGTCATTTAAACTTAGCGATATAAAAGAAAAGATAGAAAGGAAAGCACCGCGTATCTTAATACATGGAACTGCTGGACTCGGCAAAACAACATTAGCTGCATCAATACCAGGTGTTATATTTATACAGACGGAAGATGGTCTAGCTGGTGTTCCCGATGTTCCACACTTTCCCCTAGCTAAATCTTATGAAGATGTAATGTCTGCATTACATGAATTAGCAAACGAGGATCACAACTTTAAAGCCTTGGCAATCGACTCGCTTGATTGGTTGGAGTCATTGATGTGGGCTAAAGTTTGCGTAGATGAGAAGGTTGATTCAATAGATAACATTGCTTATGGCAAGGGCTACAAGTTAGCTGTTTTGCTTTGGCAAAAATATATTGATTACCTCAACCAACTTAGAAACGAAAAGAACATGGTTATCATGCAACTGGCTCATACCAGTATCAGAACCTTTTATCCGCCAGACGGAGAAAGTTATGATCGTTATGAGATTGCTTTACACAAGGCAGCTTCAGCGAAACTGCAAGAGCATAGCGATATCGTTATGTTTGGTAATTATGATGTGAACATAGTTAAGAATCAGGGCAAGATGGGTAAGCAAGAAAAGCGAGCTGTATCTAGCGGTGAAAGAAAACTATGGACACAAGAGAAACCAGCTTGGTTAGCGAAGAACCGCTACGCTATGCCAGAAGTTATAGACTTTAGCTGGGATTCAATCACTAGCGGTATGAAAGGAGATAAATAATGAGTGATGTTAAAGATTACTTTAAGGATGGATTAACTACAGATGGTATGGAAACACCCGTCTATGACAATTCACCAGTTCCAGATGGCAAATACGTTGGCAAGATCGTCAATGCTTCTGCTGAAATTAACCCCGATACTTGGTCAGATGGAGAACATCTCAAGCTAGAGTTTGAAATAACAAGCGAACAAAGCAAGGGCAGACACCTATGGAAAAATATTACATTGGTTGATGCAAATTCTGATTACGTTGAGTGGGGTAAACAAGACTTGATGCGCTTGATGAGTGCAACAGGGATTGGTTCACTTACAAGCTGGGATCAACTTATTGGTAAGCAAGCTGGGTTTACAGTTAGCATTAATAAAAATGGTTACAACGAGGTTAAGCGTTGGACTGTTGCTAAAGAGACTACACCAGAAGCTACTAAGCCTGTGAGTGAAGATTCTGAAAAGAACCCCTGGGATTGATTAGAGATACTCGACCATCAGCTTGTGGCATTTGCTTTCGTGGATGTTCAGGTCTGATGTTTCGAGATCCAAACGACAAGAATTCAAAAGCAATAGGAGCGTGTAGTATGAGTCATTTAGACTTACTAAAAAATGGATTAAGAGGAGAATTGCCAGAGAAAAATGAGAAGGGTTTTGTGGTTAGTGATGATTGTAAAGATTACGCAATCAAACAAGCCAAACCTTTCATAGATGAACATGGCCCTCACCTTAACAAGTGGGATAAGGATACGGTATCTAAATTTATTAGCGTAATAATTAGAGCGTACAAGAAAAAAGAATCTGAAGTACCATTCTAATGAAAGACGTACAAGATTACTTTGAAGGTGGTCTTGCTCTTTCGGAAGATATAGCTTTCCCGAATACTGCTGGAGACATTACCGATTTAGTTCGGGAAATGAACAGCAACGGACTAAGAGTGGACTACATAGATATGACTGGAGAACTCCAACGAGTTTCCGTTATAGCTACAACAGGCGTAAGAGCTGATCGTTCAGGCGAGCGTTCTGGTTATTATGTCTTTTACCAGACAGATCAGTTAATGGTTTGTGTTTATGGTAATTGGAGAAGCAATTTAACTTGGAAGTGGTCTAACAAGGCAGTATCCAATTTATCTCCATCAGAGCAAGCCAAATTATCCCGACAAGTGCAGATGGCTAACGAAAGGGCCGAAGCTAATCGCAAAGAAAGGCAAAAGGAAGTAGCAAAAGAATGTACTGAAAGATTTGAGAAAGGACACGAGCTTGACAAGGAACATAAGTATTTAGTCTCCAAAAAAGTTAAAAATATAGGTTTAAAAATTAACAACAGAAACGAGCTGTTGATACCGATTCGCAGTATATCAGGGGAGATAGCTTCATTACAGACAATTTCCCCAACTGGCACGAAAAAGTTTGCAACTTGTAGCAAAGTGAAAGGCGGTATCTTTTTAATTGGATGCGATCACAATTCCTTACCCAATTTATCAGAAATATACGTAACGGAAGGTTACGCAACTGGCGTTAGTGTTGCGGAAGCAACTAACAAGCCAGTAGCGGTAGTATTTGCAGCTCCTTTTTGTTTAGAAGCGTGTAGCGAGATCAGAAAGGTTAGTCAGGCGAAACTTATTTTAGCGTTGGATCACGATAGCAATGGCGTTGGTGAGAAATGCGCTAACGAGACTGCAAAGGCGATTAGCAACACAATATTACGCATACCACCAGAGAAAGGTGATTGGAATGATGCGTACTTAACACATGGTATTGAATATGTAACGAATGAATTAGTACAAAGGGCTGTCATAGGTGTCCGTCAATTTGCTGTTCGTAATCTCTCCTCCTCTCCTCCAGAGCGTGAGTGGTTAATTGATGGCTTAATTCCTATGGCAGTTCCAGGCGTTCTAGCAGCGGTGGGTGGTATCGGTAAGAGTATGGAGATGCTCAAGCTATCTATGGCTTGTATTAGCGGAGGGCAATGGATGGGTAAAGAGGTTATACAA